GGACGAACGAACTTGTTTGCCCTGTCCATGAGGGGTGCACGTAGTGCAGGGGTGCATGACGTGCAGGGGAGGGGTGCATGTGGTGCACCCGAACCTACACTAACCACCATACAAAAAGATAAGAGGGGACAGGCGTCTCGAATGTCTCCTCTTTGGAACCCCGGTCCCGAGCTCTTGCAATGGGCGAGAGAGGCGCGACCCGACATAGACGTAGGCCATGAAACAGATTGCTTCCGGGATTACTGGCTTGCCAACGGTGCAACAAAGCTCGACTGGTCAGCAACCTACAGGAACTGGATACGGCGAGCTCGTGCCGTATGGAAAGCGGAACCCCGATCAGTACGTCCTTCTCCCGCAGCAGTGGCTGAGTCCAACAATCAGCGAGTCCGTCGTTTCTTTGACGACATGGCTGATGATGCGACGGACATTACCTGAAGGAGCAGAGATCGCTGCATCGAGAACGGAACTCGCAGCCGCCCTCGCAGGGGTGCGGCGGCTGCTCCTTCCGCCCTCGCCGCAGGAGATAGTGCTGTCGTTGAATGCGATAGCGACAATCTTCCGGGCGCATCTGCCGGAAGAGGAGGCACTGAAGATTTATGTGTCCCTCTTCCAAGAGATACCGAAGGCTGCATTCAAGGAAGCGTGCAGGTCGCTCGCAAAGACGCATCGATATCCGAACATGCCTCTTCCGGCGGAGTTCTTCGAAGCGTCAAAGGAGTCTACAGCAACGCTGAAACTTTGGGAGGACCGCATCATTCGGGCTATGGCAAGGCTCGAACAGGTTGACACCAAGACTGACTAGCCATAACATCAACGTGTCGAAGGAGAGAGCGACATGACAATCACTGAAACAGCGCAGATCGTGCGCATCAATCGCAGTGCCGGCATCGGCGGCACGGACGCCATGCGTATCATGGCGGGCGACTGGCAGAAACTCTATCGCGAGAAGCTTGGGCTCGATCAGCCCGACGACCTGAGCGGCGTTTTCAAGGTGCAGCTTGGCGTGCGGTCGGAAGCCTTCCATGCCGAGTGGTTCGAGCGCATGACGGGCATCGCATTGATGGAGCCCGATCATACTTACGTGCATCGTGAGCATCAGTTCATGCTTGCGAACATCGATAGGCTCGTGCCGAACGAGAACTCGTTTCTCGAACTGAAGCACAGCCGCAACGGCGTGAGCGTGTGGGACAAGTCCCGGTTCTATATGCCCCAGCTTCAGCACTACATCGAGGTGCTGAACGTGGACTACTGCTACTTCTCCGTGATCCGTGGCAACGACGAGCCCGTGTGGTGCAAGGTCGAGCGCGACGATGACTACATCGAAGGGCTCATGAAGATGGAGTCGTCCTTCTGGTGGCATGTGCAGCAGAAGGTGGAACCGGAGATCGTCCCGCAGGGGGAGCTCAACCGCATCGTCAAAAAGGGAGAGGGCGTAAAGGTTGACGGTCTCATCGTCTCCGACATGCGGGCGAACAACCTTTGGACTGATGCGGTCGAGCGGTTCCTCAAGAATCAAGAGGCAGCCAAGACGTTCGAGGCTGCGAAGGAAGACATCAAGGGTCTCGTGACCGACGACATCGGCGAAGCCTACGGCCATGGCGTTACGGCAAAGCGCGACAAACGTGGGCGCATTCTCATTCGCGCTACCAAGGAGAGCGGCAATGACACTGAGTAATCTGCTGGGCGTCATGTATCAGGATCAGGCGCATCGTCTGTCACGGACGAGCGATCCCGACACGAGCAAGGAGGCGGCTGAGTCCGTCGCCCCAAAGCTGTCTCGGTTGCAGGGACTTGTCCTGCAATACGCCATCGAGTGCGGCGAGTTCGGGTTCACCGATCCCGAGTTGACCGAGGTCATGTGCATGTCCTCGCAAGGGAGGGAGTACGCGACTTCGACCTGGCGTTCGCGGCGTGCCGAGCTCGTGCGCAAGGGCAAGATCGAGGACAGCGGCAAGCGGCACAAGCGTGAAAGCGGGCGCAACCACATCATCTGGCGGGTCGTCAAAGATGTCTGATCCCAGCAAGATCATGAGCATTCTGGAGATCGAGGATCGGTGGCGCGAGCTTTGCGAAGCGGTGCTTGCGACATCGACCGACAAGCGGTGCCTGACGCTGGCCGTCGAGGGGATGGAGTCTCTGCGTGAACATGCAGAGGCGTGCGACGAGTACCACGACGACGAAGAGAACGACGCCGAGGCGCTTGCATCAGCAGGGTTCGGCACGGACGAGGACTACTTCGATGGAGAGAGGTTATGAGTAGGAACATTCATCAGCGCATCGCCGCTGCAATGAAGAAGGTGACATACATCCAGAAGGAGAAGCGTCAGGGTATGCGCTACTCCATCGTGAGCCATGATGCAGTCACGGCGAAGGTGCGACCCGCTCTCTTGGAGGAGGGCGTGATCTACTATCCGGTGGAAGTCCGGACGGATCAGGTCGGCAACCGCACGCAAGCTCACGTCACCGTTCGGTTCATCAACATCGATGACCCGGAGGATATGTTTCAGGTCGAGACGTTCGGCTACGGCATCGACGATCAGGACAAGGGTCCGGGCAAGGCGATGTCCTATGCCGTCAAGTATGCCCTGCTGAAGACGCTTGGCTTGGAGACGGGCGATGATCCTGATGAGGATCAGAACGTCACGTTCAACAATCCCGTGATGGCTTCGCTCGAAACCATGATGGGTCTCGTCGTCGATCAGCGGATGCTTGATGACATGGCAGCCGAGATCAAGAAGCACTCCACTAATCTTCAGCCCGCCGAGTTGGCGCGGCTGCGTCAGCTCTTCGTTTCCAAACAGAAGGAACTTGGCAAGTGAGCAAGTACATCATCGAATCCAACATCCCGGTTCCCGGCTATGGCATGGGCAAGACGCCCCTGTCTTACATGAATGTGGGCGACTCCTTCGTGGCTCCGATTGCTAACAGGGGAAGCATCGCATCAACGATGTCGAGGCTGAAGAAGAAGCACGGCAAAGTATATACGAGCCGTAGCATCGACGAGAACAACATGCGGATTTGGAGGGTTGCATAATGCTTGCGAAGGTCACGCTTGTCGGAAACCTCGGGCGCAAGCCTGAAGTGAAGGACGCCAATGGGAAACGGTTCGCTCGCTTCTCCGTTGCCGTGAACAAGTACGTCAACAAAGAGAAGTCCACGATGTGGGTGGACTGCGTGTGCTGGGACGAGAAGAAGGTCGATATCCTTGACGCCTATGCGGACAAGGGCACGAAGGTCTACGTCGAAGGCACGCTGGAGAAGCGGACATACACGAAGGACGGTGTCGAGAAGCTGGCCGTCGAGGTCAGCATCGGGCGGTTCTCGGGCGAGCTTCAGTTGCTGTCGAGGGCGGAGAGTGACGGTTCGGATTCACGTCCGAAGCAGATTGTTGGTCGAGACATCGACGACGACATGCCGTTCTAATCACAGTGCCGGGGTTCATAGCCCCGGCATTTCACCAAGGAGAGAGACATGAAAGACGCGTATCAAGAGATCACTGACCGTATGCTCCAGCTAGTCGATAGTGCCGGGAGATGGTCGCCGCCGTGGCGTTCGCTCGGCATGGATCGTCCGGTCAATGCGATCACCGGGAACTTCTATCGTGGCATCAACGTGTTCATGTGCTGGGCATCGAGCATATCCAACGGCTACGGCAGCAATCGCTGGGCTACGTTCAAGCAGTGGCAAGCCGCAGGATGCTCCGTCCGCAAGGGCGAGCGCGGCACGCCGATCATCTTCTTTAAAGAGTACGAGCGCAGCGGCGACTCCGGTAATCCCGAGAAGGTGATCGTCAGCCGAATCTCCTATGTCTTCAATGCATCCAGCGTTGAAGGTGAGCGGGCGAGGGAGCCGCAGCCGCCACAAAGCGGAGGCGAGCTCGTCCGCATTGCCCGCATCGAGAGTTTCGTGCATCGGCTCAACCCCACCCTTCAGATCGGGGGCGACCGTGCGTGCTATATCCCCTCGATAGATACCATCAAGATGCCGACGCCTGAGCAGTTTAACTCCATGGAGCACTACTACTCCGTGCTGTTTCATGAGCTGGTGCATTGGTCAGGCAGCAAGAACCGTCTTGATCGGCAACTCTCCAACTCCTTTGGCGATCAAGCCTATGCAATGGAAGAGATGATTGCCGAGATGGGCGCAGCCTTCCTGTCCGCAGACTTTCAGATCGAGAACCATGTGCGGGAAGACCACGCAAAATACCTGGCGGCATGGATGTCGAAGGTGAAGGAGAACAAGCGCACGCTCGTGCAAGCTGCTGCCAAGGCATCGGCTGCCGTTGACTACATGCACGAGCTTCATAGCATCGAACTTATGAGTGAGGTTGCCTGATGAACCTGAAGATGCAGTTGCACTTGGAGCGCAAGGCTCGGCTTCAACGCTTGCAGAGAGCCGCTATCCGCAATGAGGTGGCTCAAGCAGGAGGCGCTGACGTGCTGCAATTCAAGCCGCAGGAGCAGGAGGTAAAGAAGACCAAGGAGGTTCGGTTCCGTGACTGGCTCTTTGTGCACGACAGGCTGGACGCTCTGTCTTTCGAGGCGACCAACATCAGCCGCATCAAGAAGATCATCTTTGATGTCTGCGAGCAGACGGAAATCAACTGGGTCGATCTGAAATCCGAGCGCAGAATGAAACCGCTGCTGCTGCCTCGTCAGTATCTGATGTGGCGTCTTCGCAATGAGACGACGCTGAGTCTGCCCTTGATCGGCAAGCACATCGGCAATCGCGACCATACGACGGTTCTTCACGGAGTCAGGAAGTATCAAGCCCTTGTCGATGAAGGCAAGGCACCCTTCCTGCCCACGACGAACTACAGCATAGACCCCTACATTGGAGAGTGACCACATGGTTGACCGCATCACGGTAATCGAGAGCGCACGTCGCATCGTCATCGAGCGAGAGTCGGAATACGGAGGCGCATCCAAAACGCTCAACGCCATGGCCGAGATGTTCTCGCTCTATCTTGGGCATCCGGTCGAGGCGCATGACGTGGCGCTGATCGAGATCATTCAGAAAGTCGTGCGTCTTAAACAGACTCGCGGTACTCATGCGGATAGCTGGATCGACATTGCCGGCTACGCAGCGATAGGAGCGGAGGCAGCATTCAATGACAAAGAAACCCGACAGAACCTTGAGCTCGTCAAGGAACGCCTTTGCGTTGAGCTTGGCCTCGACCCGATACAGGCAGAGGAAGATCGGCGACAAGCGAAAGGATGAGGCGACCAAGCGCCTTGAGCGTGAGAAGCATCAACGGCATGAGGGCCAGCTACATGCGATCTAGACGAGAGATTACCAGCATCGTCACTGAGTTCGGCATTACCATCGACAGCATCAGGAACAAGAACCACTGGGTAGTGTTCGGGACATATGAAGGAAAGCCAATCAAGGTCGTGCTTTCCAAGACACCCAGCTGTCGTCGTTCTTTGATGAACGAAAGGACTCAGATCAAGCACATGATCGCTGCACTAGGAGAGACGAAGTGACCGATATCCTTGTTCGGCTTGATGCCGAAGTTGCTCGGGTGGTTTATGAGAACGATAAGCCCGACCTTGAGACCCTGCTTCTGGATGTAGTGGATGAGATCGAACGGCTGCGCGATGCGTTGCGACTGATCTCTCACGCACCGCATGGCAAAATCTTCTGCCGTGACGGACACGAGGAGGCTTACTGGATTGCCCGCACTGCACTCAGGGAGGAGAAGTCATGAGCGGTCGCTGCAATGATGAGGGGCCACTGAAAAGTCGGGGAGCTTCTCCTGCCCAGTTGAAGCGCGAACGTAAAAAACAAGCACAAAAAGCCTTTAATGAAAGGCTCTCTGAAGAGCTTGGCTTTCTTACAACCGAGGCTTTTCGAAAACACCACAAGCATGTAGCCCTGTGGTCTCCTGATGGATGGACATTCATCAATATTAACACCGCACTCGGAGAGAGGAAGTGATGAGCGGTCGCTGTGATGACGATAAGGACGACCTGACCATCGCCTATCTGTGGGGGAAGGCCGAGGCTAATGATGAAATTAAGCGGCTGCGCGAGGCACTGCGCTTCTATGCGTGCCAATGCAAAGACGACATGTCGTGTGAAACATTCGGGGAATACGGACGATCTGAATGCGGACACACGGCCCGCGTCGCACTCGGGGAGGACAAGTGATGAGTGACATCGTGAAGCATTTGCGGTGGCTCGAAAGTCACGGGAACGAAACACCCCATTATTGGGGGCAAGCGGCCGACGAAATCGAACGGCTGCGCGAGGTGGTGCGTCAGGGCGTTGCCATGCGAGCGGCACAGAAGGCTTACTTCAAAGATCGATCCCGCAATAACCTGATCGCATCAAAGGAAGCCGAGCAAGCGTTCGATGCTGCTGCTCGTGCCGCGCTCAAAGAGGAGAAGCCCTTCGAAGACAGGTGGGACAATGCGTAATCGCTTTGAGGTCGTCTATATCAACCCGCGTGGCGCTGAACAGATACTCACGCGGGTCTTGCCAAATGGATATGCGGGCAAGTGGAAGGTCGTGAAACGATATGCGGCTAAAGTGCTGCCGCATCCGATCAAGGAAACAGGAGAGAACCCGCTCGGGTTGACGTTCGTTGTGGCGAGCACGTCGTATCCCGGCAATGGTTTCGTTGGTGTGAGGGAGTGCAAGTGATGGACTGGATTACCTACTACATGGGCTTTGCCGAGCATGCGGCCAAAAAATCCAAGGACAGCACCAAGGTCGGTGCGGCATTGGTCGGGCCGGAAGGCGAGGTCAGGCTGACGGCCTATAACGGCCCGCCTCGTGGCGTCGATGATCTGCCGGAGCGTTTCGAGCGGCCCGCTAAATACTTGTACGCGAGCCATGCCGAGGCAAACCTGATTGCCTTTGCCGCACGATCCGGCATCCAGACTGACGGCTGCACGGTGTACGTGACTCACGCACCCTGCGCGTCCTGTGCTCGAACGCTGATCCAAGCCGGGATTTCTCAGGTCATCCATGGCGATGGTACTACGTCAATGGCGCAGGAGGAGTTCAAGGCAGCAGAGACAATGCTGACTGAGGCCAATGTCTGGGTAATTAGAGCGCGTGATGCATCCTGAGGACAGAATGATTATCCTTTTGCTGCTCTTGCTGTATCTGGCAGCCTTCGGAATCCTGCTCTACGTCCTTCAGTAGACGGGTTTGCCACGAAAGATGGGGCGACCGCGAACCATCTCGCAGAACTCGGGCGGCATCAGGTTGCCGTCCGCATCAAAAGTAAGCACAACAAAGCCCTCGTGTGCGCGGCTAGGCTGTCCTTCGTGATACTCGAATGCCCGCGAGCGAGGATCGCCAAGCATTCCTGCCTCCACCCCCCAGTGACTGCCGTTCCGGTTGCGGACGGCGGTAATCTGAAGCTGATGGGTGTGTCCGGTGACGGTAGAGATGCCTGAGTGGAGAGCGTTGTTCCAAGCAGCGTGAATGCCACCACGAAAGCGGTGCCGCACCTCGACATCGTTGAGCATCGCCGCATAGCAGAACTCCCATTGAGGGAAGCGGTCCTCAAGCCGACCGACATACACGTCCAGTTCGGAGGCTGCATTTGCCAGGTAGTTATTCACACGTTGGTCATGGTTGCCGATAGGCCACAGTTGATGTTCGGCGTGCGGCAGCATCCGCAGCGCGTCGTAGAGGGCGTCGATCTCTTCGTCGATCTTGGGCGCACGAGAGCCAAGCAGCGAGCCATGGCGCGACACGCGGGCACCATCCAGCATGTCGCCGTTCAGCACGATGGCTTGCGGTCGAAGCTGGTGGGCTACCGAGCAGAAGGCTTTCCACATCATGGGGACTTCTCCCGGCCAGATGTGCAAATCGCCACCGACGATCACGCAGCCATCGACGATCTCGCGTGACAGCATCTGCGGCAGCGTCCAAGGCAGCGAAGACTTATGTGTTTGATTAGCCTCGTAGTCGAAGAGCTCGGGATATTTAGCTCTGGCAGTTATGATCTGGTCCTTGACCGTTGACGGACTCAAGCCAAGGGCGCGAGCAAGCGCCGCTGCATTGCCTCCCATCTGATTATATTGGCGTGCGCGTTCACGCATCAGTTCGTCAGACAGAGGAGCAGGAGGCATCTTACGATCCTGTCATAGCCTTGGCGGCATGTTCGACTTCATTAACGCGTCGAGTCCAGCCGCGTCCAAAAGTGTCCCAGTGTCCCAAGCCACGCAGAAACACCATGCGGGCGTTACACAGGTCTTCAATCAGATCGTTCGCATCCAGTGTCTTGGTTGCGCCGATGGTAAACGGCCCAATGACCCCGTCGTCATGCACGCCGACCAGCTGCTGCAAGGTACGAGCAGCCCGACGTACGCCGCTGTTCACCGCAAAGTCGAACACGGCATAGTCCACACCGAGCGGCAGGTCGTCTCCACGCACCTTCGTCCAGTACTTGGCGTGATAGATGGGAGACACGTCATCAATCGTCAGTGCACGCATCTCAGCTTCACTGACCGACCGACCCTTCCAAAGCTCGTATACCGACTTGGTAACACCAAGGTTGGTCATGCCGCCGGGATCACGAGGATGATGTACGAACCCGCCTTCGTGTTCGAGCATCAGACCTAAAGCTCGCTGGAAGTTATCGCGCACGCGCTACGCCCTTGACCTTTTCAAACGTCCTGAACCCGGCGATGCCCAGCATACCGAACGTCAACGACATCAGCGCGTCAGCATCGAAGCGAGGCTGCGGCAGAGAGAAGCCGAAGATGCCGCCGAGCCACACGATGATAGGGCTGACGACATACATAAACGCGAAGGCGAGGGCGCAGGACCAGCCGATGGCAGGACGCCAGCCCGCCACGAAGACGGAAGCATTGCCCGCCTCGACCTTGTTGATCTCGACTTGCCCGCGCATCTCCTCGATGGAAGCAGCGAGCAGGGTAGACTCGGCTTCAAGCCTTGCCTTCTCTCGCGCTGCCGGATCAGGAATGCGGTCGATCAGCTTGTCGATGATCGGGCCGACAACAGGCAGGAGCGTCTGGATCATTCCCGATTGCCCAGCAACTTCTGGATCGTATCCGTCTCGTAGATACGGATGCTCGTCCAGATGATGGTGATGATGGCAGCGATGGACGGGAGGATTCCCGCAAGTGTACCCACTACGGTTCCGACGCTCACGGCATCTCCGATGTTTTTGGCAGTCTCGGTCAGGTGAGCGTCAGCCATGTTATGCCTCCAAGGCGGCTTTGATCTCGTCGGGAGACTGGGCGGCATCGATGGCCGTCTGCATGGCAGCATACCGTGCGCGGATTTCTGCACGGGCAGCTTCGGCCTCTGCTTCGGCAACGCCGGGAATGCGCTTGGCGATCACTTCATCATGCGGGGCAAACTCTTCCGCCCGCTTGGCGCGGCGCATGTCGTGCGCGACGGCCTTAGCTTTGTCTACGTTGATGCGGATCATTCCACATACTCCCAAGCAGCACGAAAGGTGCGGTCGGACGGAATGTCATCGACGCTGACAATCTTGTAGGACTTGCCCGCCGGGACATCCTTTGCGGCCAGCGCCTCGATACCATGCTCTGCAACGTACTCAGGAGCAGGAATGAGGATTGCTACCCCGCCGTCATCAGTCGGATAGATGATGCGCTGATCCATAACGTCCTCTTGCTCAGCGGAAGATTGCAACAAACATGTTGGGGTTGTCGACGGCAGCAGCCGCAGTCGTCAAGTTATACAACCGAACAGCACTGGTGCTCTGCACCGAGTTGTCGAGGTTTCTACCAACAATGTTCATCCCGGAGGCCGCAGCACTTTGACCAGACGTGCCTTGGACGCAGTAGTTGGCATCCGGCATGGCGTTCGTGAAGTTGACACTATAGTCGCCAGCGCCATGGTCAGTAATGCTCGATACGTTACCGCTTGCGCGGATCGCCACCGTGCCCGTGCCGTTGAAGTTTACCCATGCACGGCAACCATAAGCCGCCGCCACGCTACCATAGCCCGAGTTGAACCGCAGTTCGCCGCTGGCAGTCAGGCGCATCTGCTCGGTCGGAGAAGAAGCGCCGTCAGCAGTCGTAGCGAATATGATGCGCCCCGGCATATCGTTGGTGCCGGGGGTGCCGTCCACGTTGGCAGCGATAAACGCCGCCTCAATGTAGTTCGTGCCGTCGAAACCGAACCAGTTGTTCCGGCCCAAACCGAGCCCGTCAGCCACCGCAGTCGGAGAGGCAGCAGTGCCAGACGACGTATACTGAGAGATAACGGCATTGCCCGTTGCAGCTGAACGCCGAACGCTCAGGATCGGGGTAGCGCCCGCAGCTTCAGACGTAATCATCTGGCCGACAGGGCTTACGCCCGCCGGAAGCGTAGAAGGACCAATGGTCAGCGGCAGCGTCGGACTGAATGTCGAGATTCCGACATTGCCCGCATTGTCGATTCGCATCCGTTCGGTCGGAACGGACGCGCCATCTGCGGTCGTGCTAAAGGTGATTCGCCCCGGCATGTCGTTTGTGCCGGGAGTGCCATCGACGCTGATGTTGATCTGAGCTGCGCGGATAAAGTTAGTGCCGTCGCTGCCAAGCCCTCGAAAGCTGAAAAGATCGTCGTTGCTCTGAACAACCGTCTGGCTGCCGACGCTCGTGCCGCGAGACTTGGCAGCCTGAAAGATGTTCGCGTTGGCATTGTTGGAGTAAAGGGCGCTGCCGAACAGGAACGAGCTAGTGCCGTGCGTTTGCACCAGACCAAAACTTGCGTCGGCACTCGTTTTGCCGATAACGACGTTACCAGATGCATCGATCCGCATGGACTCAACACCGCCTTCGCTGAAGGCAATAGTGTCGGCCGCCGGAAAGAAGATGCCCGTGTTGGTATCGCCCGTCGTCGTGAGAGAGGGCGCAGAAGCACTGCCTGCAGCAAGAACGGCCGTATCCGTAGCCACCTGCGTAGTGCTCAGAAGGCCCGCATCCGAAAGCGTAGCCGTCGAGTTCTGGATCGCCTTGCCGCTCGTCAGATCGAAGCGAACAATCGCGTTATCGGTCGAGGACGCAGGGCCAGTGACATCGCCGCCACCCGCCGGGGAAGTCCACGACAGGATGCCGCTGCCGTTGGTGGACAGGAACTGACCGCTGGTGCCGTCAGCCGCAGGGAGCGTCCACGAAAGGTTGGCGCTGATCGACGCAGGAGCCTTCAGGCCGACATAGTTCGTGCCGTTGTCGGTGTCTTCCGCAAGCCTGATCTCACCCGTATCAGACGCCGTGCCGGGGATCGTGACGGGCGTTGCGAGCGAAATCGATACGCCACTGATCGAGCCGCCCGTAATGGAGACGTTGCTGGCGTCCTGCGTAGCAATGGAGCCAAGGCCGAGAGACGTGCGAGCAGTCGAGCCGGATTCGGTGACGAAGTTCGTGCCGTTGCCGACGATGAAGTTGTTGTCGGACGGAGTCAGGCCAGCGATGTCAGCGAGTTGCGGATCGTAAGCCTGAACATCGGTGCCGATGGCAACACCGAGCGATGTGCGAGCGGTGGCCCCAGACTCGATAACGAAGTTGGAACCGTTGCCGACGATGAACCCGTTGTCAGAAGGCGTAAGGCCAGCAATGTCGGCAAGCTGCGGATCATACGCTTGCACGTCGGTGCCGATGGCAAGACCGAGATTAGAGCGAGCAGCAGAGGCGCTAGACGCCCCAGTGCCACCGTCAGCAACCGCAAGATCGGTGATGCCCGTGATCGTGCCGCTGCTGATCGTAACGCCCGTGAGCGTTTTGCTCGCCATCGTAGAGGGCAGCCGAGCGTCAGCGACAGTGCCGCTGGTCAGGTTGGACGCATTGTCCGCGCCGATATCAGAGCGGACCGTAGCGGGCGCACGAAGTTCGTAAGCCGTGCCGCCAGAATTCACACGAATGTAGTTGGTGGCGGTGAGGGCTTCAGGAAACGCAGTAGTCGTGGTGCTGGGCTGACCATCAGCATCGAACGAAAGAACGCGACCCGCACGGCTGGTCTTCGAAGGCAGCGCGTTCAGCGTGTTGGGCGTGTCGAACTGATCGATTCGCAGCGAGCGCGTATCAAGCGTCTCCTGCTGCTGGATCATTGCCGTCAGCCGATCCAAGTCGGTATTCAGCGCCTCGATGTTGAACGGACCAGAACTCGGGAAGTCGGTCGTCCGAGCGACCGGAACATCGCGAGCAATCGTAATGATCTCGCCCGCAGTTGCGGCGCTGACAAGCGTGATCGTGCCGCCGCCCGTGACGCCAGCACCAGTCACGGTGTAGTTGGTGGTCAGCGTCTGAAGCGTGGCGCTCCGATAAACCTTAAGGTCGGCATTCGAGAAGAACTCGAACGGAACCGTGAAGACGGTCTGACCAGAGGTCGCCGTATACTGAACACGAGCGCTGGTGTCGTTGATCAAAATCGGCATAGCGATCCTCCGCAGCTTGTCGTCGCCGCATCCCGATGTGCCATCAATGCACTAGTATAAGGTTTCCGTGAGCCCGCGCTCCGCTTCCGTAAACAACGACTTCCAATAGAAGGCGTCGTTCAAGGGAATCATGCGGCGCAGGATGCGAGCCTGTTCGGGTTCGGTTGTAGAGTCGTCTACGAACAGCTTGTACATATCCACGACCTTGCCGCCGCCGGGACCGACAAGCGGACCAATGGAACTGTACTCATCGTACATGCGGTAGCCGTAAGCAGGGGGCAAGCCGAGCATGGGACGGATGCCGTACTCACCGGAAGACGCATTCTCAATCATGTTCGGAATGTCGCCGACGATCCCGAGAATGCCCGACAGGTTGATCGCACGAAGCAGCCTTTCTTCCATCGGCATCTTGTCCCAGATGCTGTCAGGAGTCTTAAGCTGCGCGACCATGTAGCCCGCACCGAGAAGAGCCGCGACTCCCATGAAGGCATTCGCGTCTCGACCCTGCAAGGCCGACAAGAGATTCTTGTTCAGGGCCGCAAAGCCGAAGTTCATGTACTGGAAAGGAAGGCGCAGCAGCGCCGCCTCACGCACATCGTCGCCTTTGCCGATGAAGCCCTGAGCGATATTGGGCTTGTTGGCGGGGCCAGCAGTCACAATGGTTCTGCGGGTTTCGCCCGCAACCGCACCAATGAACTGCCGCACAAGGTCGGGGTCATCCCAGTCCTTGGTGTTCGCAACCCGCAGCTTCGTCAGCTTTTCGATGGGCTGATCTGCCATGCGCTTGGCATCGTCAACAGAAATGCCGAGCATTGACAGCTTCTCGACAGTCTTCTTCGGAGCCTTGCCGGATGCGACTTTGAGAACGTCCTCAAGAACGAAGTGCGCGGACATTGCACCTGAGTACGTCTTCATCAGGTCAGTTACAGGGCCGAGCAGGTTCGCAATATAATACGGACCTTGCGAGAAACTGATGAGCGGCTGGGTCGCTTTGTCGAAAGCGCGACCAATCTTGGTAATGCCAGGCGCAGTCAGTCCACCCTGAGCGGTGTAGTGATGAGCGTGCATGTTAAGCACGACTTCCAGACCCTCACCGGTCAAAGTCCGAGTTTCCTCAGACAGCGACTTGTAGGCATCAGGATCGGAAAGGCGGTCA